GCTGATCTTCTTAGTGCTTTTACAATCTTCTGCACTGATTTATCTTCCCAAGGAGCACCTTGAGTTTCTAGATTATCGATCATCTTCTTAAGAGATGCAACCTTCGGTTTTGCTGTATCGTCTAAGTCGAAGAAGTCGACGCCCTCCATAGCTCTTTGAAAGAAGTTAGGAGTTCTTTCTTGTTGTTGATCTATCTCTGCTTGTGGATCTAGTTGTTGATCTAGCTCTGTTATGTCTTGACTTGGTTGCTGGTCTGTCTGATCAGGCTGGCCTGGTTGCTGACCTAACTGACTTGCTAAACCTGCTAACCCCCCAATCGCTGATGGTGAAATATTAGGACGATCTTGAACTTGCTCATCCAGTTGTGTCTTCTCTCTAATTTGGTCTTGTCGCATACCTTGGCTATTACTTTGTCGTCCAAGTTCTTCTCGTCTCTGTTTTCTTCCTGATGGTTCACCTGTCATCGTCTTTAGGTAGCTCTTTATTTGGTCTGCTGCATATCCTGCAGTTGTTGCTGCTGAAAAGAAAGATGCCATAGAAGGGTTGAGCTTTGCAATAGATGCAAGTGACACATTAGCTGGTATGAAGTCGCCTAAAAAGTCTAATATTTGTTTTTTCATCGTTTTTTGAACACCGTTCTTGCTAGTTTTTTACCGAAAGAAGTTTGCGCACTTTTTCCGAAGAGACCAGAGACTGAGCTAAAGAAAATATCAGCGAGTGAAAATTCAATAGGTTCTCTTTGTGTAAGTTCAAGCTGTTGCTGTTGCGATGGCTCAAACTTTCCACTGTTTACCTGTTCTTGTAGAACATCAAAGAATACATTTTCATCCAGTCCCTTATTATTAAAACCTAGGGCGACTGAATAGATAGATTCATTAGGGGAAATGTATTGAACGATGTTTTCCGCTGCTTTTCTGCTATCTTTTTGTTGCTTTACATTATCTATTTTACTGAATGCCAACTCGGATGCTATTGGAGACACTGAGCTTGCCGCTATTTTGGCCGCTTTGCTTTTATATCCTGGTGAATATCTTTCTAGCTTAGTTATTTCATTCTGTAGCTTTTTCTCGGGAGGCCAAGTTATAGCTGAAGCCATCTGTGGGGATAATCCATTTTGATTTACAAGTGTATCGGAAAATAGATCTAGAGAGTTTGTCTCTTCATAAGCTTTTCTAGAGTTTACTAGCTGCTGCTGCATCTTTTCTGAAGGGGCTCCGAAAATTGTTTCAGTTCCTAGACTTTCCAAAGCCTGCTGAGACTTTCTGAAATCTTCAGCCATTTTCACACCACGCTTTGCCGCTGATTCAGGTGTATATTTTCCTGCGCCTACCCATGACTCTGTAATATCCAGAATTCTTCCATACGCCCTATCAAGTTCACCCTTCGCGTTTCCGCCAAGTTGCTGAGATAATCTTGTATCAAAATCCTGTCTGAAGTCCTCAGTGAGTTTTAACTCTCTTTGTCTTCTGTCTAAGATAGCTTGTCGTTTCTGTACTTCTTGATTGAGTGATTTCTCTGCAAAAGTTCTTGCTGATTCAACTGTAGGGAAACGCATTGGATCAGTTTCAATTAGCTGTCCTGCTCGTTGGTCAATTAAATCTTCTGTAACAATTGGCAACTCTTGGCGAGCTAGCTCTACCGCATCCACTGTGGTAAGCGTTTTTGGATCGAATCCTAGCATCTGCACAGTGTTATTTCTATTAGCTACTTCTACTGGGGCATTATCTGGTTTTCTAAGGTCTATACTCATTGTCTTGTCAACTAGATCTGGGTTATACTGATCTTGTTGCTGTAATTCTTGTCCTTGTGCTTCCCCAGGCTGACCACGTCTTCTGAGATTCTCTCTTTGCATAGACTCTCGGAGAAGGGGCATTAGCTGTTGTGCTTCTTGAGGGTTCATACCTGGTATTCTTGATACTTCATTGTAAAGCTGGAGATTAGTCATCCCATCAGAATCATTAAGCTGATCTGAGAGCTTTGTAAGTCGGTTCGAAGTCATCTCTTTTTGCATCTGTCCGGACATTCCTTCACCTAAGCTTCGGCCAAAGTCTTCAGCGAGTTTCCCGAAAGGTAACGTTTTTTCAATTACTTGTATCATATCAGATTACCTTTTGTAGAAACCTTGATTTCCGGTGTTTTGCTGTTGACTAGGCTGCATAAAATTACTGATTCCGCTTGCTGCTGCTTGACCCATCGGGCCTCCCATGCTTCCTGCTAGGCTTGTCCCAAACTGCTCAAATAAACCTGGCTGTCTTGGTGTGTATGTGAGCTGGTCCATTGGATTTAAGCTTTGTTGCGCTAGTCCAGATAGACCTTGTGCACCCTGCATTGCAAGCCCTGACCTCATGGCTGCAATTCTCTCTGAAAGGTCAGTAGCAGCGCGTCCTTGTTCCATCCCTAGACCGCTGGAAGATAAACCGCCCGCTCCTAGGCCTGCGAACTGCTCAGCTATTCCCGGCATTATATCTTCGTTAAACTGTCTCATCATTGGCGCTTCAAAAGCTTGCGCGCCTTCTCCACTAATCAATGATCGGTAATAGTCGGCTATGTCTCCGTACGCGCCACCAGCTCCGGCACCGCCCATTGAGGCTAGAAGCTGCTCCCAGATGTTTTCTTGACCTGGCCTTAAATTGCTTTGTCTTCCGTACTGCTCTTTTTCACCTGTCCACATTCCCATATTAAGCCTCATCTGTCCATTCTACCACTACATATGCACAATCATAACTGGAAAAATCTGTAGCATTTGTTGAAGTGATTACTATATTCGTATTGTTAATTTCTAACGCCAGGTTATCAGCTGCGGATACATAAGGTAAAGAAATTCCTGATGTAAAAACTCCGCCTGATCTGTCGGATGCAGTGCCATAAATTCGAGTTATGCAAGCGTCGCCAGATAGCGTAATTCCGTGTGCTACAGTTTGAGTGTTTGTTACGCTGAAGTCATTCAATCCACTTAGACTAACAACTTTTCTTGTGACATCTTTAGTAGTAATGCTTGTAGCCCATTTCTGTCCATTTTGCACCTCAGTATCTGCATATAAACCATAGTCTCGAGTGTTCAGCCCTTCGGTGACATCAACCATTCTTTCGGTTATCAAACCTTTTGCATCTTCCCAATCCTCTGGTATATTTGGGTATACGGGTACAAAGTTTTCAAATGATATGTTGCTAGTCATAAGCCTATCGCCATCCACTGCATTTTGCCACCTGGGAATGGTTCGCCTTTGAAAGTAAATCCTGTTTTATCGAAGCTAGAAAAGGACATAACATCGACATCGACATTGATATCTAAAGATGAGCCTATTACAAGGAAACAAGCTGTTGGATAATCTGTAAGCCCGAAGTCTCCAACGAAAGTTTTCGGAAAACTTGCTGTGCTTGGTACAGAGAACGTACCCCATTTTAAACTTAATCCGCCTGGTATAGGCGCCTCACCTGATGTTGCACTTGCTGCACCTGTGATAACTGATCCACTAAATTGCCTCTCTACTCCTGCTGTCTGAACATTATCATCATCTGTAGTAGTAGGTTCTCTGTAGAAAAGTCTAGGGACTCCTGAAACATTTTTTACATACATGGCCATTTCTTTAGTCGTCAGTGTAGGAGAATCTATACCTTTTGAAGTTAGGTTAACAAATGTAGAAAATTTGTGCTTTGATCGATTTGTCGTTTCGTCACTGTATGCCACGTGATTTATATCAAATATGGTATCCAATGCCGAGAAATTATTATTAATTTCAGTTATGACAGTTGATACTAAATCTCCCGCATTACATATGTCCGGATTATATGTCATTTAAATACCTATCGATAGCCATTGTGTTGTTTGTTGCCCAAGAGAAGTTTTGTTAAATCTAAATTTGGTTGGAAGTAGAGAAGAAAAATTAAAGTTATTCGCTGATTTATTAAGTGACATGCCAATGACAACAAACGTATGTGCGGTGTATGCAGTTAACCCGTATGTCGTGTATGTCTGTTCTACTGTAGCTAGTCCATTAGCCAATGAAAATGTTCCCCATTTTAGACCAACTCCGCCTAGTAAAGTTACCTCACCAGCTGAACCCGCGGAGGCTCCAGATATAATATTTCCAGAAATAATTTGCTCGGTTCCATTAGATGGCTCTCTATAGTAAAGATTAGCATTTCCCGCCCCATCATCTTTTACATAAACTGAAAGCTCTGTTGCTGATGTTGTAGGTATTGCTATTGCTTCGTCAGTTAGATTTAAAAGAGACTGTACCAAATGTTTTCCTGCTTCTCCCGTTGTATCGCTATATTTTCCATGGTTTATTCCAAACAACGCGTCTAAACTTTTAAAGTTTTCATTTATATCAAACTGTGAAGTTCTTCTTTTATCTGTGATTATTGGAATATTTGGATTATATGTCATTTAAATTCCTATTGCTACCCAGCTCAATGATGCTCTTGATCCGCCAGAGAAAATTTCAGTGTTTGTAAAGCCTTTCTCATTTAGATTAGACATCGATGATTGCGTCAACTCACCTGTTAATTGGGTCGCCAATACCACGAAAGTTGTAGTTTTAAAATTTGTTAACCCTACATCTTTTCCTTCATAAGAAACAGTTATTACATCAGCTGTTCTTGCAAAAGTTCCCCACTTTATTGACATTCCACCAAATAACGGCGCTTCTCCAGAAGTTAAGGGCTCATCTCCAGTAATTATATTGTTGCTAATTTGAACTTCTGTGCTTGTGTTAGGTTTTCTATAGAAAAGCCTTGGCGTACCATCTTCTGTAGGAACATCTTTTACATATAGCGCATACTGTCCATCTCCTGTACCTGGGGAGTTTAGCTTTTTCTCTGTAAGATTAGCTAGCCGTGCGAATTTATGCTTACCTCTGTCTCCTGTTGCGTCTGAGTATTTGACGTGATCTATGTCAAAAACTGTATCGAGTTCTTCGAAATTCTCTTTGAAGTCTACTAGTGATTTTTTTAGAACGTCTTTAATTGATGGAATATTCGGTTTGTAAGCCATTATATAGTTTGTCTCCCCGCCAGTCTTTCAAAGATTGTCATCGCGTGAAGTGTTACGTCTGATTTCGCTGGGTCTCCATTCATCATTTCATTGCTCTGTGTGAATTCAAGTTGTAGAAAGTTTCCACGAGTTGGGCAAAATATCCTTTGCCAATATCTTGTTGCTCCTTGTATTTCTAGAGCGCTTTCAGAGGTGGAAAATGCTGTGTTATACATAGAGTCATTTTCTTTGTCCATTGGCGTCTCTCCTTCGTAATCTAAGTACACATTAAGTGCTACTTGCCCCGTGTCAGTTCGATTACAAAGCACATCGATATAGCCTATTTGGATCTTTTGACCCTCGTCCATATGATTAAACTTCTTAGTCTTTATCCTGAAATTGTCGATGATTGCTACTAATCCAGAGCCCGTGTAAGTAGCAACTGCGTCGAGCTGAGGATTTACCCAAGCATCTACGTCTGAGTTGTAAGTAAAGAGCGTTACAGTATCTGCATCTTCGTATTGTGCAAAGTATGTTCCTGCATTTAAGCTTACATATCCTGTACCTGCTGGGATACTTGAGATGCTGATGATGTCGCCAGTTACAAGATTATGCGACGGGATCGTTAGTGCCGTTGGTGTAGTCGTATTACCTGTGATAGCTGTGATTTGAAGGCTTGGGTCATTAGCTGTGAGCTGATCGATTTTATGTAAGAATCCTTGTTGGTTTCCTGCAATAATTGCGGGCTGCTCCGCCTGCTCTCCTTCCCATGTCGATGTGAGTTCTGAAAATATTTGGTCTTGGTATTCTTCCCACGTTGGATCACTAGTAACCCAAATAAACCCTATAGCTGTTACTGAGTCTTTAAATATTGCCCATGAATCATTTTCGTAGTTAAAGACTAAAATTCTATTAGGGTAAATGACTTCTGGATTACCAGTACCTCCGCCTTCATTGATTGGATATGTCCAATATGTAAGTCTTTTAGATATATCTCTTATTCCATGTACGCGTTTATGTCCGTCATTCTCATTTTCAATGTTGATAGCAAAGTCAGGAATCTTTATGTCAATCGGCTCAGAGCTAAAAGAATCACATGAAACAATTCTCTTATCTCCAATTCCAACGAGATTCTTATCAAACTGAATCGCTGAGAACGTTGATTCTGCTCCTAGTTCTGCATTCACTCGCTCTACTTGAAAAGGTGTAATGTCTCTTCCGATATACCGGAGTTGCCACGTGGAACGTTCGCAATAGATTACAAGATTATCTCTAACAAAACCAGCCGCAACGATGTTTTCTGAGGTGGGTATATCTAAGAATGCTCCTTTTCCTCTAACGTCTTGTCTCCAACTTTCTGGAAGGATTGGGTTGCCAATTGACGCCCACCGTATTCGTTGTGGGTTCTGTGTCGCACTTGCTTGACCGTTTACAGTAAGGCCTTCCCAGGTGTTTATGGCTAGCATTCTTCCTCGAAAAGGTATTAGCATTCTGCATTGATAAAGTGTCTCTTCAAGTGGAGCTCCGATTACCCCAGCTATACTTGGGAGAAAATCAGTCCATGTTGTGCCATTATAATATCTTATTGGATCGGGGTTTCCTGGTACGTTATTGAAGTTCGTAACCCAGAACAATTTTGCGTTGTTTGTATCTATCCAATAATTTGTAGACCAGAAAAAATCACTGTTGGTCCCTTGCCATGTCGTTCCAGTTAATAGCTCACTCCAGTTTGTACCGCTGAATGTATATGCATACTTCGTGTCGAAACAAATTACTTCTTCGGAGCTGATTCTACTAAGCTCTCTTGATCGTACGCCCATGACTGGGAGAGATGGGTAATATGCGAATGTTATATTTACAGCTACTGCGCTACCATCATATACTACTGATATCGCGCTTGTCGCATAGTTGATTGTTCCTGAGACAAACGCTATATTGTCTGCTCCGCTTACAGTAAGAACACCGTCACTAGCTACATCTACTAGGGTAGTTTGGTTTGCTCCTCCTGGATCAAATACAATACTAACTGACCCTGGTTGCAATGCTGCATTAGGCTCGCTAGCTCTAAGAGATAAAAAGTTCAGGACATCTGTTACAACATAAGGCGTCGCTGCTGCTGCTGCTAATGCTTGTGCTGTAAGAACTCTTCTTAGACGACCTATGCTTTCCTTGCCTCGCTTTTTAACTAGCTTCTCTCGCCAAATGTGGGCGTTTTCTAGCACAGTGAACGCATCGTCTACTAGAAGAAAGTCTTCTCTCTCTTGAACAAGGCCCGTTTCGAACCCTGCTATTTTTATTGGTTTGTAGCCTGCCATTAAAATATACCAAAGTTGTATTGGAAATTACTTGATGTTCCGCTTCCCTCGTAGATGGTAGAGTTTCTTTGTCCAATTTCTGAGTTCGCCTTTCGGTTACGTATTAGGCCAGCTTGTCTCATTGCTATCGGCTCTAGATTTGCAATACCTTCCATATCTTGTCTATCTCTTAGAACTTTTATCGCCGCAAGTAAAGAAATATATTGAAACCACTGTTTTAAGATGGGAGTGTCTGTTGCTTGGGTGAATTCTGTAGGGTACTTGTATGCTTGAAGCTGTACTCTGTATCCTCTGTCGGGGACCGGCCGTACTACTAACTCATCTTTCCACCAAAGCACTTGTGTTGGTCGACCTGGTGAGTATGTGTAATAGTTTATGTTTATCGGAGCGGTCGCGTCGGGAGCGCCAGTAAAAGTCATTGAAATTACGCCTGTCGCATAAACTACTGTTCCTTGTGTGGCTTGTGTGGCGTCTGAGACATCATAAATCTGTCCTGTTCCTGTTCCCGCTTGGTCACCATTGTCTTTAAAATTGGTGTACTGTGCTCCAATTAGTGTACCTATTGTAACTTCATTCTGAAGTACTGGAGCTCCTACACTCAGTGAAAATGTAGTTGTACCACCATCGCCACTCAACGAACTATTTTCAGTTTGGAGAACAGGCCATGATGTGTAGAACTCATCGTAATCTTTGCTCAATCCAATCTTATAGCCATCGACAAACACCGGATTTCTGATAGATTCAAATGTGTTTGGTCCTGTATTAGCGTCGAGAGTCCCAGATAGAGCGTATCTATCTACGTTTGGCTTCACATAGACAGATACCGTCTCTCTAAACTGATCGTCTTTAATTTCAGCTGGGAAATCCTGGACATATGCAGTGTTGATATAGTCATCGAGATCAGCATTAGAGAGCTGCAATGTGCTAGGGCTAGCAGTTAATCGTCTAACCATAGTTCTCATATTTGTTAACGCTGATGCTACCATGACTTACCTATTTAAAATTGTGATGCTGGGATCATTTGATGTGTTCTTTTTGTTTGACCATCTTTTGCTAGCTCTTTTCCATTTGAATCTAGCAGGCCAGATCTTACAGGGCAACCAAGCTCTTCATTTATTTGTCGGGCGAATCCTCTTGGGATAGAATAGCGTTGGCCTGCAATAAATCTATAGAAACGGATTGGCTCTCCTGAGTACGTTCCGTATGCTCCCTCGAACTTGCCGGTTTCTGAATTGTCTAAGTTTTGATAGATAACATCAACAAGCTCTAAGTCTTTTTTCTTCTGTGCAAGGACGTCTTTTTTGTTAGCTTCGGAAAGATTTGCATAGCCGTGGTCAAGTATCGAGTTAGCAATAGTTTCGATTAGTCCATGCTCTATATTTCCATGCATCATTTTTTTCATTTTTATCCTTTTGTTGAAGAGCGGGGGTTACCCCCCGCGCATTTTTATGACTTTCTAAATGACTGCCATACTAGCACATCACTTGTAGCTCCGCCAGGACTTCCGGTACCGCCCGGAAGATGCATGTAAGGAACAAACTGCCCACTTCTGTATGGGTTCAGATCATAAAGCGTTCTTGATTCAGAGAACCAATCCGCATATAGACCTCGCTTAGAGGAAAGAACGCCAATAGGGAAATTCACAGCAAGTGTGCTTGCAGGGAATGCGAACGCTGTAAATCCAGAGCTATTGATATCTAGAGTTACAGTGCTTGCTGAAATAGCAGTCACTTTACCTTCTAGACCGTTCATTTCGACCATGCCGAAACCAGCTGAAACTTTCATCTCAAGCACATCACCAACAGTGAACTTATGCGCTTCACTAAATGTAACTACAGCGCTAGCAGCTTGAGTAATCGCAGTAACAAAGCGAGCACCCGGAAGCGTTTCTAACTCTGGAGCAACTCGTCTTACTGAGAAAGCACTTTCTGCCGCCGCAAATCCAGCAGCAGCTAGATAGCCTAGAGTGAAAGTATTTGCGTCAGCTGCTGTAATTTCAAAAACCATACCAGCAATTTGCTTCATAGCAGTGTTGCCGTAGATGCGCACATGGTCACCAACAGCGTAGCCGTGAGCAGTTGAAGTACATACAGCTGGGCTTGCTGCTGTGATTGTTGTACCAACTTTAGCTGCTTCAGGCGCTGGATACTCAGTTCTATAAGTAAAGCCTCCTGATGTAGCAAAGCTTTTGTTCATTGCATTTCCACCACCAGATTTTGCAATAACATACATTTCGGCAGAATTCATGCCAGCAAACCATTCGAAATCGTAGTTTACATCGTTAGTCGCTGCTGCTTCAGTTTTGTTTAAAACTCTGAAGTAATCAGCACCACCGGCTAAATTAATATTTTTGCCAGCACCATCAGATGTGAACGTCTCTTGTTGAAATAATACTAAGTTTGACATCTAGAGCCTCTTGGTTACTTTGAGTCCGGAAACCCAATTTTGGTTAGTGATCGCACGAGCAATAGCGAATTTCGCATACATACCGTAGTTTTGAGCAACATTAGACATCGCATAGTTCGGGATGATACCGACACGAGCGCTGTAACCGTTTTGCTCTAGTTTGGCGTAAGACTCCATTCCACACATTGGAATCTTGTAGATAGTCGCGCCTAGTGCTGATGCATTCTCGACTTTAGCTCCACGTGAGCTAACAAAGAATCTAAAGCGGCCGATAGTGCAATACTCTTCAGGACGTAAATTGTCTTGAGAAGGATATGCATTTTTCAACTGCACGCCGTCAACGTTTTGTAGATCTGATGTGATTGCTGTATTACATAGAGCAATATAAGCATCACGTACTCCGCCTGTACCAATCATAGTAGTAGCATTTAGAGACTCAAGTTGTGTCTTTGCATCACCATTAAGCAAAATTTGCTCGATGTTGTTTACTGATGCTCTAGTGATTTCACTAGGGTTATCAGCGTTCAGGCCACCTGAAGCAGTCTGGAATACTACTTCTGTAGCTAGTAGATCACGCATTAGTAGATCTTCTTTTTCTCTTAACCCGGTCTGTTACTTGTAGACTTAGGTTTGATCTCCATAAGAGATGTACCCAAGCGGGCAGATCATTTCTGTCTGCCTCCCTGCCTTTATTTATACACAGGGGTCGGACTATCGCTTCACCTTTCGGTGCCCTTAGACTTAGTCTCTCACGGTTAAACATGTCGGCAACTCAATTTTATATTTCATATTGGGATGTATGTAATCTTCAACTATCTGTTTGAACTTAATCTTAGCTTCTTTTTTGGAAATGCAAATATGGCCCTTCCTTTTTGATATCCAAGATTCAACGCCAAACTTATTTAAACACTTCTTAAAGTTTATACAGGTTTCTTCATCCCAATTATCCTTACAAAATTCATATCTGTTTACCCATGGCGATGTATCTTTTCTTACTTTGTTTCCATTTATCATAGTTACATAATGAGAAATTTTGTTACATCTACCATCATCTTGGTAAAGTAATGCTATCTGTAGTGGTTTCCAATTCTCGAATATAGTTCCAGGAATTATCTTAAACTCATCAAAATAGAATTTATTTCGCAAATTTTTACCAAATTGCGTGCATGATACTCGCCAAATGCAAATAGGCTTAGTACCAGGGTAAACACCAATACGGTCAGTCCACCCAGTTTTAATAAATTTTAATCCTAATTCTTCAAGCAATTTTTTTTTCCATTCACCGTATCCCTTGTGTTTTTCAGTATGTGAAAAACATAGAGATCCTTTTTTCGTTACATATCCATCACCACAAATGACGGCTGATATTGTTGCATCGATTTCAGACATTCTAGTCTCCTTTATATGCTTATTCCGCCTTGTCACCCTGTCGGGCCTCCAAGGCAATCACTGAGGGTTTAAGGACAGCAGTTATTCTGCGGCGTACTGTCCGAGTACTAATTTATACTTCGCCTGTACACCTGGCGAATTAAACAGATCTACTTGCTCATTCACTACTAGTGACTTAGCGTAAACTTCCATCTTCGCATCGATGTCGCTACGGATAGGGATTTCTGGAGCTGGGTCAAGTCCTGATCCATCCAGACGTCCACCGTCAGTAGAAAGTCTTTCGATACGAGAAAGACGAGTTGTATCACCCATGCCTTGCTGTGCTTCGTGTAAGTCAGCAGCAAAAGAGTGAATTAAATTAAACATTGGTGTTGAGAGCATTTCCTCAGCTGCTTGAATTGGCAGCTCGCTTTGAAAATTGCCCGGAGTTGTAGTTCCGTTAGCCATTTTTCTTCCTAAGTAAATTTAATATGTTTTACGTCGGGCGCGGTCGTGAATACAGCCCTGGATTTGTCGAATAGACGTGAGGTAGCGAAGTCTCGTACAGCTAAAATTATAATGCGCTTTGTGTAGAATATTTTAAAGAGAAAAAGGGCCCTAGATGGAGCCCTTTTATGATAGCGAAGACTTTCTTACTTATGCACCTCGTGCAAGCTGCTGTAATCTAGCAAAGTTTGCATTCTTTTCTTCTGAGCTCATGCTGCGTCCGTGTCCACGTTCTTGTGAAGTTTGACTCATTGCTGATGTCATGCTTTGTGGCTTCATAGCGTTTGACTCTACACGCTTCGCGGAGTTGTCAGAGTTGCTAGGCACTAGTTTCTTCACAGTGTTGTAAACTGAAGACCACTTGTCTTCTGAATCCGGCATGAAACTAAGAGCTTTTGCTACATCAGGGAAGTGATAGTCAAGGTAGTCTAAATTCTCCTGAGTGACTGTATTCTTGAAGTCGTTATGCTTTTGGGCAAGACGGCGTGGCATCTCTTTTCTGTCTTGCTCTGCACGTGACTTGCTAGTCTTCTCTTCGCGGCTTTCGAGTACTGAATTAACGATTTTCGGAACTACATTTTTAATAAAATCTTTGATGTCTGCCCCAGTCGGGATATCGTCATCAATTAAATCTGCCACAATTTGATCTTTCTCAGATTTGCTAAGATCAGTAGATCCCGGTTTATCCATGGCATTTTTGAGAGCTTCTTGATATACGCGGATTTGGTCTTCTTTGTCTTTAGATGCTCGAATAGCAACCTCTTTCTCCTGTCTCTCTCTTTCGCGTGTGTCTCTAAATTTTTTCCAGTTTATTTCTTCAGGTGTTTCTGTAACTGCTGCGGCTTCTTCTTCACCGGTCTTTTGCTCTGAACTTCCGATATCTTCAACACTAATTTTTGCTTCGGTTGATTCTACTTCTGTGTTAGCATTTGCTTCATCTACAGGAATGTTGTTTTCTTGTTCTGTCATTTTTCACCTTTAATTATTGGAAGTTTTATTTTGCAAGAAGCGCTTAAGCTTAGTTCTCTTAGAGATGACTTATCTATGTATCGAGTAGCTCTTACGTACGATATGGCAGATGTGCCTGTTGAAACGTTATGTATGCCTAATTCTATCAATGCTATCCTACGTAAAAAAGGGTATTCACGAGTTCACGATCTCCTGGGTGTCGAACCGCATACTATCAATGGGATTGGTCGGAAGCGGGCTGATATCATCGCATCCAAGCTTAGAACCTTTTTCTCTTATGACCTGTAAGTGCTCTTCTTCTGAAAGCATAGTGATGTCATGTTCTACTCTGATTTTATGCCAAAACTTTGTAGTATAGAAGTAGTCTGACCATCGCTTCATATTCTTGTATTCTGAGTCTACCGTGATCAGTGTGGCAAGTGTGGCAACTGTGTCGGCAAAGGGTAGGCACCAGAGCATAGTTAACGTTCCTTTACGCTTATTGTATAGCCAGACTGTTTGACTTGTTCGGGGCTTAGGAAGGAAAGGCCACGCATAGAATTTTCTACAGGTTAAATTGACGAGAGTCGGATCTCTCGCCAACAACATTACTACGCAAAACTCGTCCGAATCAAATAAATCGTGATTTCTCTTGATACATTCGTTCACTTGATCAGCTATACCATCCATCATTTCACTTGCTACATCAAAAGCATTGTATGAGCTGGTATCTCTTTGAATTTCTGCCGATAGTTCACCGGCTGTTTTGCGTTTTGTCATATTTATTTCTTCATCATTTTGGCTAGGCTTGCTTGTTTCTTGTCTAAAGCTTGAATGTTGTTTTTGGAATACGCTTTTCCGCCACACTTGGATTGTGGAACTGCATTTTCACTCGGTGCTTTTACACAACCAGCTTGGCCTTTTTCGCCTGTCATTTTATATTTCATACATCTCTCCCATGGTTTCTAGTTTTTTCTGTTTATCATTTTGTTTGATTTTCTCTACAAGATCAAGAGAATTTCTTAGCTGCCTTAGATCCATCTCTTCGAGCTTGATCATCTGCTCAACTAGGTTTAGCTCTGACTGAGTGCGTTTTTCTTCCGCTGATGACTGAATCTCTTCGATATTTGCCGTTTTTTCTGCTGCTGACGCCTTGTGTTCTTCTGCTGATGCAACGTCTTTCTGAGCCTTAGACATGTTGAGCATGTTTTGCATCTGAGAGTCATTCTTCTGCTGCTCGGCCATCTGTTCTTGCTGCTGCTGCTGCTGTTGCGCTTGAGCCTGCATTGATTCAAGGAGATCGTTTTTATTCTGTATCGAAGCGGCTTTGATGATTGAATCGTCAGGAATTGGAAGTCCCATCTCGCGGAAAGTAAGCAGCTGCTGAAGTTCAATTTGCTGTTGAGATGAAGAGTATGCGCCTTGCTCGACGATAGTATCGAACTTCTGAGTATTCGTTAGGCGTAAACGAGGATCCATTTCACGGCCAAGAATGTTTTTGATCTTACCATTACTCCAGTTCTTTCGTATCGCTTCAACTCGGATAGATCCGTATAGCTTCTGTGAGTAATCGAGCTTGTCAAAGACCGTTTGAAGTGTAGTTAAACCCGCGCCTTGTCGTAGCATCGCTAGAACTCCGGCTTTATCGTCTACTGCACTACCTAGCAGTTCTTCATTGACTCCGCTAATTTTAGTGATGTCTTCTGATAGCGAGCGTGAAAGCTCCATCATTGACGGAGGGATTCCGGGAGGATCAATACGCTCGACATCTGTCATCTGCGCATTCTCGTTGATGGGGATAAGATATCCTTGACCACTTTGTCTGAATGCCGCCTCGTCTGTTACCGCGCCCACTTTATACTTGTACCCGCTATTGATCTGGCTCTCTAGAATGTCTAGCTCGATGATGCGTCTGCGGTTGTATAAGAATTGAGCATCACGAAGATTACGTACGATTCCTTGAATGCGCCAAGCGTAGTTCTGCACGTCTGGCTCATGGTAGCAAAGCACAGGGACGAATGGATAGCGGTCGATGTTAAGCAGATTAGCTCCTTCATGCATAACGACGCCACCTAGGACGATGGCAAGCTTAACGGTAGGCTTACGTGACTTCTTCACTTTTAGCCATGGCTGCTGAGCTAGGGTCATCTCCATCTCATCTTCCTGATCCGATGGATTGTCTTCCCACTCGACTGTTTCACCCGTCTTCGTATCGATGATGATTGAGACTTCTCTTGTGTCGTAGTAGTGATACTCGTCGTATGTGAACATATCAGAGTTTTGACCTGCTAGCGCTTCAGCTTGAATCGGGAAGCGTCCATCTTTAAGACCATCGGGTCTCATCTTATCGATCTCTGCCGCACTTCCCGGGAGTAGCTGCTTGGCTTGATTCTTTGTGACCCATCGTCGTCGCCAGATATAGTTGCAGTCGCTGAGATCTTGCTTCTTAAACCAGGGATCGATCAAGAAATTATTGTAAGCAACATTGTCGCATAAGAGGTCGCCGCTTACAGGATCCATATTGTAGTTGTTGTACATCTGAATCAAGCTTATGCCCGTGTCAAGCGCGCCTTCGAAAGCTTGAGAGAAATACTCATGGAAACCTTCGCGTCGCTCTGACCACATCGATAGCTTTGTGTAGTCATCTGCTAGCTGCTGATCTTGCTCACTTGAAGGGCTGATGATTGTAGACTTTCGATTCTGTCGTTGATATCCCGAGATCATATTTACATGGCGACGAATCAAATTGAAGAAGAACTTACGCTTCGAGTAGAACTGTTGTTCACCGTATAGCATGCTTAGCAAATTAGGGTCACCGATCTTAAATCTTTTATCGATCTGACCTTCACGCCATAGAGCAGAATTCACAAGGTATCCCGTCTCATAAGAGTGATCCATTAACTGCTTAATTTCTTTGTCTTCAAGTGAATCGTTTTTCATAATAAACTTTTGTTAGATGTTTCTCTTATACTACAGAAACGGGT